AGCGAGCCGAAGTCGCCGCCCTCATCCGGCGCGCGCAACGGATCGCTCGCGCCGTTGCGCGCGGCCTTCGCGGCGGCCTTCGCGGCCTTCGCATCGGCGGCCTTGCGCTCGCGCGCGCGCTTCGCCTTCGCGGCCTTCGCATCGGCTGCGGACATCATCGGATCAGCATCGTCGGCAGCAGCCGCCGCCGCCTCCGCGGCATCGGCGGCAAGGTAGGCGGCCTCGCGCTTTGCCGCTCGCGCATCGCTTGTGTCCTCGTCCTCCGCCATTGTGTAAGACTTTGCGCCGTTGCGTTCATCGGTCGAATTCATGCGAACGAATCCGACTGCATGCGCGAGCGCATCGGCCTTTGCTTCCTTCGCTTGCTTCGGCGTTGGTGGCGTCGATGGCGATTCGCCGAATCCAAACATCGCCCACGCGAGCCGACCATCGTCATCGTCGAGGCGACACGCATCGGCGTACTCCGCGAGCGAGGCGGCATCGGCGGCGAACGCGAAGGTCGAATCGGCGTCGAGCATGATCGCCGCACGGACGCGGCGAGCGCGGTCGAGAGGCGATCTATCATCGTCCTCCGCCTCGCTCGCGAATTGCTTCGCGAGGGCAGCGAGGGCGCGAGTCGCAAGGCGAACTTGCATCGGGCTACACGCCTCGCGCGCCCTCAAGGCCGCATCATCCTCAGCGTAGAGGGCGACGATGTAGGCTTCATACGACCCGCCGATCGGCGGCATCGTGAAACCGAATCCGACCGCCGATGCCGCGCCCGTTGCTGTGTTCGCGTGACACGCTGCGAGCAACGCGAACCCCGCAAGCAAATCGAATGCCTCGTCAAGGAAGGGCGAGGGATCCGACTGCGCTTCGATGGCGAGCGCGATTGCGGAGTGAACGAGGCGCGAAGGCGCGGAGATGTAGGACGGGTTTCCCGCGGCAAGCGGAGTCGCGTCGATGCGGATCGCCATGCGTGGCATGTCGTGCGTCACGCCTACACGCAAGACATAGGAAGCCGCAGCGCGGAGCGAGGCGGCATCGGTGGACGGCCAAGAGATCGGACGGAAGAACGAACCCGCGAGAGTGCGAGCGCGGAGGGCGATCGTCGTCGCGGTCGGAGCGAGAAGAGTCGAGTCGAGAGGATGGATTGGATTCGATGGCATAAAAAGTTTTTTTCCAGGGGTGCGGGGTCTAGGCGAATCAGGCGAACGAGGGAAACGACTTTGCGATGTAGGCCGCGAGTTGAGCGCGCGGCGATGCGGATGAACCGCCCATGCTCTCATCCGATTGATGGGTGCAAAGGGCATGCACGGCGAGCGATTCAGGCGCGCCAACTTTGACGAACGCCGCAGCCATGCGCGCACAATCGAGAAGTTTGCGCGTCGAGATCGGCGTACCACCTGCGTTGCACCATGCGGCGGTTCGTGTCCATGCGGCAATGAGCGTGAGAGCGTTGGCCGCGCTTGCGCTAATCGATGGAACACGCACCGCGAGCAATCTCGCTTCCGCCTTCGCGTCGAGGTAGTCCGTTGGCACGGCGGTGAAACGATCGCGAATCGCGAGGTCAAGCGATGCCGTGCCGACGAAGTCGATACCCATGTTCGCGGTGGCGAAGATCATGACATTCGCGGCTCGCGTCACGGGTTCACTGCGCTGCGGGAAACGAACGATGCGAGTGCCATCCAAGAGGCCAAGCAATCCGTTGATGCTTTGCGTCGATGCGCGGTTGAGTTCATCCAAGAGGATGATCGCGCCTTCGGTGGCGAACGCATCGACAAGGGTCGAATCTTGCCAACCGAATCGGCCACCGATCAGAGTGGGCGAACCGAACCAATCGATTGGATCACGAACCGCTCCGCAGTCGAACTTCACGAACGGCCTCGACAAGTCTGCGGCGATGCGGATGACGGCTTCGGTCTTACCCGTCCCCGCAGGTCCGACGAGAAGCACGGGTAGACCCTCGACGGCGTGAGTGCGGAGCGTGAGCAAGAAGCGATCAGGCGCGGAGTATGTCGGGTCGCTGTAAGGGACTTCATGCACGAATGGAACACGCGCGATCGGAGCGGCTCCACCGATGCACGGCGCGCCAACACTCTCCACCGATGCCACGCCAACCGATGCAATCGATGCGGCGGCGATGGCCTTGACGAGGGCAGCGCGCTCAGCGCGCGCGGCCACGGCGCGAGCGGCGAGGGATGGTGCGGCGGCGATCATGCCACCGATGCATGGATCGGCGAGCAATGAATCGAGGGCGGACACGGGGGCGGACACGGGGGCAGACATGGGCAGACTCCGAATGAGGCGATGCGCGGCACGGTGCTGCGCTGCGAAGGATTGTATCGGATACATACCAATGCGTCAAGCAATCTTTGCAGGGTGGCAGGGGCTATATCCGTCGATGCCGCGACGATGGCGGGACGCGCGCGTACCTCGCGGCATCGTCGCGGTCAAGGCTTTCGCGGAGGGGCGAGGGCGGGGCGCGCGCCTCGCGTTGAAGCCTCGTCTAGCTTCGCTTGCGTCGAGGTCGGACGCGCTGCCAGCTTCGCGCCCGGCGCGCGTGCTGCTTGAAAGTTTTTGTCCAGCGATCGCCGCCGCCCTCGCGCTCGTGCGTGCGTGCGCTCGTGCGCGCGCACGCGTAACCCGCCCCCGGGTACACAACATCCCATTGATCTACCCCCCTCGCGGAATGATGTTCTGGCTTGTGGTAATGTTCCGCTATGCGAAGATCAACCCAAGTGAAGGTGCAGATACGGAAGTGGGCTGAGGAATCTGGCCTGTGGGAACAGTTCGTGTATGTGCGCGAGCGTTTGAAGAGGGATGGTGTTCCTGCTGCTGACGCTTGGTTGGTTGCGGCACAGGAGTTGGATGGGGAGAAGTGGGGCGTTGTGTGTCCAAGTGTGTCGTCGGATGACCTGCCACATGGCAGGTCGTTGAAAACAGGCGTTTCTGAGTCATTCGACAGAGTAGAAATGGTTTCGGAGGATGTTGAGGTTTTGGATCGGGTGGTTGGGAGTAGTCCGACGAAAGCGTTGTTTGCTGGGAAGAAGGTTGCGACGGTGAAGGTGGTGGAATGGGTTGCGAGTAACATGCAAGTGATTGATGTGTCGCCTGGTGATGCTCCGAGTAGTGAGGCTTGGGGGATGTTGGTTTGGGCGCGGAGGAGTCCGATGAATGAGAGTCAGTTCTGGGGGAGTATTTATGCGAAACTTTTGCCTTCTCGAAGTCAGATTGAGGCTGAACAGCGTTATTCTGACAACGGGGTGAGGATGGAGGAGATGGCTGATCGTCTTTTGAAGATGCGTGAAGGAACATGGAACAACGGTTCTTGAGGAGGCACAATGGCTAAGACACCTGCGTGGACGCGTAAAGAGGGTAAGAATCCTGAGGGCGGTCTCAACGCGAAGGGCGTTGCTTCCTACAGGAAGGAGAACCCTGGTTCAAAGCTCAAGACGGCGGTGACTACTCCGCCTTCAAAGTTAGACCCTGATTCCAAGGACGCAAAGAGGCGAAAGTCTTTCTGTGCTCGCATGGGTGGGATGGAGGGTCCGATGAAGGATGAGAATGGCAAACCTACACGGAAGGCTTTGTCTCTCAAGAAATGGAATTGCTGAATGAAAGCGATTTACTGGCATCAAAGACCAAGGCCAACGCAACATGGCCGCAACTCAATTCGCCGAAGAGGCTATTGGTGCGTCTGGTGATTTGCCTTTGAGCAGTTGGGTTCATTTGGTTCCGAAAGAACACAACGAGAACCTTCGATGGCGCAAGTCGGTTTACAAGGCCGCTCGCGAGTCGGAGCATGATCAACGTGCATTGCGAAAGATGTGTTCTGAGGATCCGTTGTTCTATGTCAACGCTTTTTGCTGGACGTACGACCCTCGGTTAGAGAGTCCGATGGTTCCGTTCATCACCTACCCGTTTCAGGATGAGACGTTTCTGGATTTGAACGCGGCGATTGGCAAGAAGGACATCTGCATCAAGAAGAGCCGCGACATGGGCGCGAGCTGGATGCTGTGCACGCTGTTTGAGTGGCGTTGGCATTTCAAGGATGGCCAATCGTTTTTGTTGGTGAGTCGCAACGAGGAGTATGTGGACAAGCCCGGAAACTCGAAGTGCTTGTTTTGGAAGATCGACTACCTGCTCAAGAATCAGCCTGGATGGTTGTTACCTCGGTACACGAGGACACACCTCCGTTTGAGCAATGAGGAGAACGGAAGTTCAATTGACGGGGAAAGCACAACGGGAGATGTTGCGCGTGGAGACCGTCGAACAGCGATTGGAATGGATGAGTTTGCCGCGTTCGATGTGGACGCTGGGTACAAGGCTCTCGGTTCGACGCGCGACGCAACACGCAGCCGCATCTTCAATTCGACACCTGATGGGGTGGGCAATGCTTTTTACGATGTGGCTCACAACTCACAGGTGAAGCAGGTTGTCCTCCATTGGACGAAGCACCCTGTGAAGGCAGAGGGTTTGTACGTTGACCAGAATGGGTTGCCGAGGAGTCCTTGGTATGACGAAGAGTGCAAACGGTGCATTCATCCCCAAGAGATCGCTCAAGAACTCGACATCGACTTTCAGGGTTCAGACTTTCAATTCTTTGATCCTAAAGCTCTTGATCGGCTTGTCATGCAGAATTGCCGACCACCCACTTTGGTTGGCGAACTGGAGTTTGACACCACAAGCATGCAACCGAGAGGCATCGAGAAGAGGCCAAACGGGACTCTGCGATTGTGGTGTGGCGTTGATGCTATGGGTCATGTTGTGAATGACACTGGGTATGTGATGGGAGCGGACATCTCAGCCGGTACGGGTAGTAGCAACTCTGTCTTGACCATTGCAGATCGCAAGACGGGTGAGAAGGTTGCAGAGTTGGTCACGCCACACTTGCGACCAGATGAATTTGCTCGATACGCCGTTGCCTTGGCTCGACTCTTCAAAGATGACACGGGTCAAGGTGCGTACATGATTTGGGAGGCTCCAGGCCCTGGACGCAATTTCGGTGATGTCGTCATGGAGTCTGGGTACAGGAATGTCTATTGGCGCACACGAGAAGAGTCGTTGTCGAAGACGCAGGTTCTTATCCCTGGATGGTGGCCTGTGAAGGACGCGAAGCGCGCTGTGTTTGGTGACTACAGGCGATCACTCTTGGAAGGTCGATTCATCAACCGATCCAAAGAAGCGATGTCTGAATTGCGAGAGATCATCTACACCGCCAACGGAAGCATTGAACACTCAAAGTCGATTCGTACCATCGATCCAAGTGGAGCACGAGAGAATCACGGAGATAGGCCAACTGCGGATGCTCTCTGCTGTTATGCTCTCGCGCGTAGAACTCCTACTCCTGTTGAGCGCGTGGACATTGTTCCAGAAGACAGCATTCTGGCTCGCCGCCAATTATCAGAGGCGCGTAGGCGCAGATTGGAACTGTGGTAATGGAACTCGATCGAGTCAGTCGCCTTGTCACAGCCTTTGATCATTCACGTCGAAAGCTCCAGCCATTCCGTGAACGACGTCTGACGATGATCAAACAGTTCGTCGGTGGTGCTTGGTCTGATGGTGGTGCTCCAGATCGCGTGCCGGTGAACTTCCTTGAAATGGCGTTGAACATCTATCGCCGTCAAGTTGCAGCACGCGCGCCGCGCGTCATGGTCCGATCAAAGAATGGAGACAGCATCTCATTCTCTGATGACCTTGAAATTGCCATCAACCTTTCGATCGAAGACATGCGATTCGATGACACCATGCGACGATGGGTGCTCGAAGCCATGTTCGGTATGGGTGTGATGAAAGTTGGACTTGCTCCAAGTCACGAGAAAGAATGCTTGGGATTCACGCATGATCCCGGTCAACCATTTGCCGATGTCGTTGACTTCGAGGATTTCGTCTTTGACATCACCGCAAAGCGATGGGATCAGGTTCAGTACTGTGGCAATCGGTATTCGTTGCCATACGAAGCAATCAAAGACCTGAAGATGTTCCCTAAGAAGACCGTGCTCAAGCACGATCGACGAAGTACCAACGAACAAGGTGATGACAAAGTCTCAACCCTTGTAGACAGTGGATCCTCGTACGGTCATGAGTCCTACATGGAGCTTATTGAACTGTGGGACATTTGGCTTCCGTACGAGAACATCGTTGCAACATTCCAAGCGGATGTGAATGGCGGAATCGATCAAAGAGAACCACTCCGAATCGTGGAATGGAAAGGCCCTGAAGGTGGGCCATATCACCTCCTCGCGTTCGGTGATGTCCCTGGACAAATCATGCCGCTCCCACCCGCGGCTTTGATGATTGATCTTCACGAACTGGGAAACAGAGTCTTCCGTAAACTGGGTCGGCAAGCCGATCGACAGAAGACAATCACGCTTGTTGCATCATCCAATCAAGAAGATGGGCGACGCATCACCAATGCAAGTGATGGCGAAGCTGTTGCTGTTGATCGCCCAGAGGCAACCAAAGATGTTCGGTACGGTGGAGTAGATCAGGCTGGTCTTGCGTTTTTCCAGCAGTTGCGTCAACTCACTTCGTACTTCGGTGGCAACCTTGAAACATTGGGTGGACTCAACAACTCCACCAACACCGCATCGCAAGAGCAATTGGTCAAGAACCAAGCAACGATGCGAATCGCCGACATGCAAGAGCGGGCAACAGCAGCCGCTACCGAAGTGATCAAGAGCATTGCGTATTACATGTGGTCTGATCCTGTGCGTTCGTACAGGGTTCCAAAGAAGATTCCG